GATAGAATTCGCTTGAGATGATAATATCCCCATTCGTAGCGGTTAAATTAAACTTGAACTTGCCCGACTTGTCTTTAAGAATAATAAACTTTCCGGCCATTTATAGCTCCTTTAAAAAAAAATTGTACTTAAAGTTTAACAAAATATATATATAATAACTACCATAAAAGCATCACTACATCAATCAAATTATTAACCTTTTTATCAGTTATATTTTTGTTTAATATAAAAATAAATCCTGAACCCCATACCTTGTTAAACTTCTTTTCATCAACAACAAAGCGGCTTACAGCTCCTCTGTAGTCACAAGTTATAATCTTCTTTATTTGATCGTACACTATAAAAACCTCTCTTTGAATTTACAAATTTCAGCCATGATTGACACCTTTTTCATGACATATATCAGGGAACAGAGATAATTTATATTCCACTTTTCTAAAATTCATGTGTCTTAGCGATACATTTCACCCCCTCGCCCTTTGTCATGCCCCTTGCAATGCGTCCGGTGAGCGGACGCGCAAGGGTCACGCCAACCCGCAAACTTTCAGTTTGACGGGTCGGGCATTGGTTATTCCCTATGAAATAAGTTTTTTCATTACGACAATACAATGCGCCATTTCTTCATCTTGTGGCGCTTTTTCTGGTTAGGTTGTTTTTCCCCAATCGGGGACGGGCGGGGGGCATAACAAGTGAGCCCCACCGGCCCGCCCCCTCTTTGGGGGAAAAACACGGCGGCGGTTGTGGGTTTCAGGGGTAGCGTATGCTGTCCCATCCCGCCCGGTAACAAATCGGGCATTTCCGGAGGTTTCTAAATGCAACCTACAAATCAGAAGCGGTATTACACTCCGCAGTTCTCCGAGCTTGCCGCTGTCTCTGTGAGGCGGCTTTCATGGGCTATGGGTGTCTCAATGCCCGCAGCCGTCAACATCATGGTTCAGCTTGTTTCATCCTTTGTAGACTCATCAAAAGTATGTCAATCATGCAAAGACAATACAAAATGTCAAGGCTGTTCTTTTCACATCCAACAACAGAAAAAAGACATTTTTTCATTACTTTCAAAGAAAGAGCAAGAAGCAATACAAGCTGTCTTTTAATTAACAGTCACCCCGGCCTTGCGCCGGGGTACTTCAATTTTAAGGAGAAATATATGGCAATCGGCAGAACAGATTACGAAGAACGGAAGGAGCAGAGAATAGAAAGCTATAACCGAAGGGCAAAAAAGGCAGAAGGTATAGCAGTTCAGGAAAGCAAGAGCGCCTGCGACATGGGGAGCGTTATCCCATTAGGCCAGCCCATTTTGATAGGTCATCACAGTGAAGGCGGACACCGCCGCTTATTAAAACGGATAGACGCCGCATACCGCAGAGCAAACGAAGCAGATGAAAAAGCCGAATACTACAAAAACAAGGCAGAAGCCGCAGAAATTAATAGTTCAATCAGCGGAGACGATGCGGAAGCGATAAACCGTTATAAGGACAAGCTGGAACGGTTAGAAGCAGCACAGGAGAAAATGAAAGCCATTAAAAAGGCATGGAAGAAAGGCAAAGAAGCTCTATATGTTTTAGGACTTACAGATGAAGAAATAAAGCAATTAAGAAGCAAAAGTCCGGCCTATGCGGGTAATCCAATATCACCATGCTCTCTAAGCAATAACAACGCCGAAATCCGCAGGGTAAAACAAAAAATTGAAGAACTGGAACGCCTGGACAAAATGGAAGCAGAAAGCAAAACATTCCCCGGCGGAGAAATGCGGGTCAATCTCGAGATAAACCGCATACAGTTTATTTTTGATGATATACCCGCAATAGAGACAAGGAAACTTCTAAAATCCAACGGCTTCAAATGGGCGCCATCAGAAAAGGCATGGCAAAGGCAAAGGACATTAAATGCCGTCAATGTCTCCAATCGTATTTTGAAAGAATTGCAAAAAAGTTAAAAATAAAAATGCCGTCCGGCGGAGGCAACCGGACGGCAACCCTCCCAAAATACCAAAATTAAGAAATCCGTCACTATTAATTGTCAAAGAACAATAGCTGCCCGGTGTTTCTGCTGGACGGCTGATTTTTATGCCTTTGTTTTGAGAATGACGATGTTATTTTTCGGCCTTGCTATTAAAAATCCGTCACGCTTGCGGAATCGGAGAAACAATTCGCCATATTCAAGGCTTTCCGTTGTAGTGTCAAATTTCCTTATCTCGATACCTTTCCGGTTTCCATGCTGGATTCTACGGGGATTCATAAAAATAGCGAAAGGTTCATCAGCCTTAATATCAGCGATCTGTGGAAGAATATTGACCTCATGGTAAGGGTATAAATCCAAACGTCCAGGCATTGCCTCAGTAGGCCGCCGCCAAATTGGACGGCCTGTTGTGTCCTCAATATTGGCAATGTGATTAAGGACTGTCTCATTCAAAAACCAGCAGCAATCTTTTCTTTCCTCAGCGGGGATTTTGTAAACTGCGTCCCTGAAATCCTTCCATGTAAGATCATTAATGGTTGCTCCTTTTATGGCAACTTCAACAACATCCTCTGCAGCCATAGCACCGGTAAACGGATCAGCATCAGCAAGGAGGCATTGACGATCAAACTCTTGACCATAGACTTCGATGAACTCATCAATAAACATCGCCCCAAGGTCAACAAAAACATCATCTTCAAACTCGTCATACCAGGGGATATAACCTGCCAGCGTATAAGCCTTGAGTTCAACTCTTTCAGCGCCCTTTGGCTTCGACCCCTCAATTTTCTGACCATAGACAGTGAGCCACTTCAATTGAACACCGCCCCTGTCGCGAGTAGGAAGGAAGATAGACGGCCCCATCATCGGTCGATGCCGGACAAGATTCATCATCACGCTTTTTTTGGCTGCATCCTGCATGATTTCAGTCTCATATATGGGATTAATCAAAAACTGCTCATTGGTAGCCATGTTCCCCATCGGTTCACCGAGAGCGGCTTTTGTGATTACCCAACCTTTTTCACCCCAGGCCACATCTTTTGGATTAGTCCAGTTATCTACTTTAAGATTCGGAGTGAATGATAGATCCGCCAAAACCTTATGATTGCCCGACCACGCCGCCGCTATCCCCTTTCCGAGGTTATACAGCAATTCGCGGCGGCTCAATTCCTTTGGATACCTGACTTGTGTTTTCAGCTCATCTCTAAGACCTTTTATAGTCCCTTCCAACGCCGCTATTTGTGTTGACTGGTTTGATGTAACAGTCTCAAGAGTCTTTGCCATTTCTTCCAGGAGTATTTCCTTGTCCCGAAAATACTCCGCCGCCTTCGCCGGATCAGAAAACCCGGTACTTTCGATTTTTTTCATAACGGCCAATTTCTGTTTAATAGCCAGTAACAGTTCGTCCATACTAAGCTCCTTCAAAGTTATTAATAATGCCGTTCCAAAAAATGACGGCGTTATTGCTTTTTTTCCCGCTCACTATTCCCTGTTCCCCAATCCCTGATTTACTCAGTGCAAAAGGGTTAGCCGGAACATTGCAGATTGAAAATTCCAGAAGTTCCTGTTTTCTGAAAATAAGTGAGGTTCCATCTTCTGCCGTTTTCTTATCCGGTATTTCAATTTCCATCACACGGAACCCAACCGACCCGGCCCGGATTACTCCCGCCTTAACTCTTTGCCCGATACTCCAGCCGAAAAGGTCATACTCCTTGTCGTTAAAAACCACCAATCCATGAAGCCCTGTATCATCAGAGAAAAGCCCTTCAAGCTTCCCAATAGCTGGAGTATCATAGCGATGCGCCCACTCAACAACCGGATTTTCCATGTACCGCTTGAAGTCCCACCCATGCGGATCTATCCGTTCCCCGAAACGGTCAAGGTCATAAGTTGAAAGCGTCCACGGAAAACCTTTTTCTGCAACAACATCAGCGGTTAAACAGAAAGGGACAGAAGCAATTAATTCAACATCAGCGGAAATATTTTGACGCCCCGCCGCATCTTTCTTTAATCCAAGGAAATCCAGCAATGCAGAAGTTTTACCTGCCCGATATTCCCCGCTTTTGGTTCTGATTATCATTTGCAAACTCCTTCCGCCACGGATGGCGGTGTTTCCAGTGTTTTAGCTGAATATCAGAATGGACGCTGATATTCAGCACTCCTTCCCTTAATTTTTTCCTCTGGTATGGGATTAAGGACTATATCTCTATGTCGAAAACAAAGTTCATCGAGCGTGACCATATCTGTTTTCAATGCGATATGGATTAACTCAAGCGTGTCTCGACAATTCAATGAAGTGAAAAGATCGGTTTTATGACGGGATATTGTACTTCTTGTAATTTGCAATGTTTCAGCAATTTCAAATTCCTTCCATCCATTACAAAGAAGCCTGATTATTTCTTTATGACGGGCGGTTATTTTTTTTGCGGGTATAGGGTAATCTCTCCTTTTATCAATACAGCGTATAACTTCAGGAGAAATATATTCCCTGCCATTGCTTACTTCATTTAATCCCTTGTACCATTCTTTCCGGCCATCAAATGAAGTAACATACGAATTAACACCATTCAAAATAAAATACATGGCAATTTCGGGAGGGTATTCTCCAATAACAAAAGAAGCCATCCTAATTTTAGGAAATTTACGTCTTAATACACCCATCAGAAACGGCGTACAGCCGTGATAAAACCTTGACCCCAAAATTAAAAGGTCTGGTTTCAAGCTGTAAATTTGTGAGTTAAGTGCGTCTTTTTCCAGCGCCGTAAGCATTACATTGGAAAAACCCAAAGTCTCAAGCCGTTCTTTGTAGAAATCATGATTTTTTACACAGCGGCTAACCACCAATGTTCCACCTTTCATTGTTCACCCCTTGTTTTACCGGGTTTGCAATCACAGGAAGAAACGCAACCTTCAGTGATTAGATTTTTAGGTTTATGCCACACATCGCCCCACGGTTTTGGCTCTTTGCCGCGCTCTTGTAATACGTCATTTATTGTTTTTAATCCTGCGTTTATCTCTGCTATATCTCTTTTACTTTGCGCGTCTTCGCTTTCCTGTAATTCAGGAATGTCCCAAAGGTCAAAGACACCGCGCTCTTTAATGCCGAGCCGTATAAAAAATTGTGTTTCCAGTATTTGCTCAAACTGGCGTAAAATAGGGATTAGGGTATATTTCCAGAAAGCAGAATGTTGCTCTTGCGTATCTTTACCCGATAGGGGAGTGGACTTGTCGGAGATATTGGCCACTCTGGGCGGTATTCCGTATTTTGCAAGTATTGTATAAAGGTTCCATCGTTTAAGCTCAAAGAGTTTTATTACTTCCGGCGTAAAGGAAAGCGCCTCAAAGTTTGTCCCTTTACCGAGTACGGCGATTTTTCTTCCCGCTTTGACAGCGCCATATTTGCTTTCCCACCGCCTTTCAAGCTGGTCGGCTTCTTCGGGCCGCAGCGTTTGTTCTGTTTTCAGTATCCCTTGTGGTATAGCGTTATTTTTAAGCAAATGCGAATTTGACTTATTGGCGAAATAATCCTGTTCCAGTTCCAAAGATAGGGAAACCAGTGGATTAACACCGCGCATAGGGTTCCATGGATTCCAGTCCCGGAAATGGACAAGCTCGTCTGATAATATGGGGATAAGTTCGGCGCCGAAATGATAGAACCATCGGCGGGGTATATGGCGGAAATCAAAATCAAGGCTTCCGGACAATTCACCTTCATGCCGCATTTTCCGGGGATCAAGTATAAATATTTCTTTAGGAAGGCCGCCTGAGTAATCTTCGCCGAACCACCAGAAAGCTTCACCTTCAAGAAACCACCATGCGGCAGTTTCCTTCCACAAGTCATAACGGCTTAAAACAGGATTAGGTTTTCTGAATAGATTATATACTTGCCCATTCGTGACATCATCACCGCCGCTTTTAATGGTAAAATCAGCGCGAGCAATATTGCGGATTAGGATATTGATAGCTATGTTTACCCAGGCGTGCAGCAGATAAGAGCTGTTTATATTATACTCTGTATATAAATTACTAAAACAGTCATCATAAGTCAAGGAATTTAGAGTATTGCCGGACAAATTCTCTCCAACACTTTTTATTTTTGGATTGAAGATGCGCTGAAAGATATTCATATTAAAATAACTCCCTGCTGCACATCACTGAACACCGCATACCGCAGAGCGTCCAAAAAGTGATCGTTTACTTTTACAATCTGCCCCGCTTCGTCCCGACAGTAATCCCAAATCTCCGAAAGGAGGCCGGTACACTTTTCGCTTACAAAAAATTGTCCGCGCTCAATTTTGGCATTGATATAATCAATACCGCTGTCTACAGAATTATTTGCCTTCACTCCTCCTGTAATTTCCTGTATCCGTTCACCGCCAGCCGGATCGCAGTACACAGGCATTCTCCAAGACATCGAAGATGTCACATCAGGGCAGTCAAACAAGCCCCTTGCATGTAGTTCCTCATTGAAAGAAAGGGTAGTCATGTTGAAAGCGCCGTAATCGCCCAGGACGTAAATCACGTCCCCCAGCCAGCCGATTTTCACAAACGTTATATTCAGACCGAAATCCTGTCCCGCAGCGTAGCGGTCAAACTTTTCAGGAAGGTCAGCAGCCTTGATAATCATGCTTTCATCAAAGCGGTCGTAGATAACGCCCTCCGCTTTAACCCACAAGCCATCACGGAAACGCGCTTTTTGCTTTTCAGGAAGAACATCAAGAATGTCCGAAATATAATCTTCCGGCAGGTTTTCAAGATTATCCAAAGGATTAAGAAGCATGGAAGCGTACAGTTCCGGTTTTTCCAGCGGATCTCCGGTTAAAAAAGTCCGCTTCAAAACAAAAATCTTATACGCCCAATGTAAAGGGCTTCCCGGATTGCAGTCATAATAAAACAGGTTTCGGCAACCTTGCACACGCATTGCCAATCTGGAATAAGCGGTAGTAACAGCGGCATAAGAAAGCTGGCTAATCTCATTAAAATAAATCGTGTTATATTCATGCCCAAGTATCTTGTCCGCTTGTTCTCTGTCTCCCAATCCGCCAATCCAGATCTCCGAACCGTTGAAAAGGGTAATCATGCTTTCATGGGCCAAATACTTATAACCGTTTAACCCAATAGTATTATTGAGCCACGGAATCAAAGTCTCCCGCAGCACCGATGAACGAGCGTCCTTAGCCCTATAGCGGCAAATCAAATGACGGCTTCCGGCATACATCAAAGCCCGAAAAATAATCGCCATCACCAGCACAGTAGTTTTCCCGGAACGAGAACCGCCGAAAAGTAAAACATGTTTCGCACCGCTTTTCAGAAGCGCAAGGGCTTTTCGTTGTATTGTCGTAGGCTTGAATAAAACAGTAGTACCCATATAGCCCGCCTATATTCCCTGAAAGTCAGGAGTAAAAAATAGCTCACCTTGTTTTAGCGTGGAGTTTCGGTTTACCGAAACTCCGAGACAATTTGCGTCAGCAAATTGTCCAGCTTCTCTTTCTGCCTTAATCGCCATCCCTGCCCATTCGGTTACATTGCCCTGTGTCAATTCAGCCGGGTCCATCAGGTCAAGTTTCTTTTTGACAACCTCAAGCATTTTTCCGGTAACAGCCCTTTGCATTTCGCCCTGGGCTTCAATAGTTTTCCGCAGCTCCTCTTGTTTCAGCCTTTCATTGTTGCGGTCAAAGTCAGCCGCCCTTTCTTGCCAGCGGTATTGAGCAGCCCAATTCCGCCAAACACTGTATTTCCCGTCGAGTTTTGTACTCTCCGCCGCCTTTCGGATATTTCTTTCAAATCCCATATCACGGTAAACGCAGAAGGCTGCAAACGCCCCCGAACTTTCTCCCTGCAGCCGTTCCCAACTCTCAAAAGGCATCATGCCGGCCTTCGCTTCTTCTATGGCTTTTTCAAAGTCCTTCATCATTTTTCCCCTGTTTCAGTCGTGGAACTATTCGCGTCAGTAAATAGTCCATTGCCCTCAATGGATTCTCTTTGCTTTTTTGCTTCCCGCTTTTCAACCCAATCTTCAATCTCAACTTTCTTGTAACGAACAGCCCTGCCATGAATTTTGTGGAAAGGAATTTCTTTATCCATCGTGTAACGCCTAATGGTCTGAACAGAAAGTTTTACAAGTTCTGCAACTTCGGTTACTGTCAAATAGGTATCCATTCCAACCTCCAGTGAACATTTACAAACGGCATTTCCGCCGCTTCATACTGTTAAAATAGGGTTCTACGGTTCTAAATAAAATGGGACTTTTGTACCATTTCAGGGGTTTTGGGCAAAAAAAAGCCTCCGGACATCAACCGGAAGCCTTTTTTTAAGAACAAGGACAATTTACTGTTTTGTATTTTTCAGAATTTCCATATCCCTTGTATGTTCAGTTCTGGAATAGGAAACCTCGACAACCCGCCCTTCATGTAACTTTGCGGATACCGAAATAATACCATAACGCACCCCAGCCGCATTGGTCAGCAGCTGATTTACAATCTCCTCCGCCTTTTCAGTATCAAACATCACAGAATTGGTAATCATACCCACTCCCTCAAAACGTATTTCAAGACAGTAAACCAACCGCCTCATACCTTCAAAAATACAGTTTCAAGGTTCATTCTGGTATGGGACTTTTGTACCATTTTCACCGTTCGACACTTATTCGATACTTTTTCATCCTGTTCGATACTTGTTCGATACTTTTTTCAAATACTTGACACTGACCCCATGAAATGCCACAATATCTTATGATACGTCATAGCATTTCCTGATATTTTGGGCAGTTTTTAGGCTAAAAACCCAAAAAAACCTCTTGAAATGCCATGATATATTGTTAAATCTTATGAAATGATTTGCGGCCTTGGTGGAACTGGTAGACACGCCAGCTTGAGGTGCTGGTGCCGAGAGGCATGGAAGTTCAAGTCTTCTAGGCCGCAAGAGTCGTAATTCTATACCAGATAAAGAATTACGTTAAACAACGATTTCTCTATTATATCAGTAGTTCGGCCCGGTGCAGTTATAGTGCAGTTATACTTCACTACGGCATCGTTATTTTGGTAGGAGCAAGAGTCCGTAGAAAAAGCCAATTTTAGGCTTGGTCATCATCCCTTAAATTGTTTGTTCAAAGCCCGAAAAATTTGCAGCTAAAAGCTCAACGGCTTTTTTTGCGAGATTAATTGCCTATTCGTTCCT